AAATAAAAACATAGAAAATCTTTACAATCTGTAACAATAGACCCTATATATCCCCCTACCCTGTCCAATTATTGTCCTTTTACTGTCCAAAACAAGATAAAAACCCTTAGATCCTAGCTATAGCTTAACTTGCAGTGCTGTCTCTATGACAGTACTACATATAAAAGACTCTATATATAGACTAAATTTGTACAAAAAGTTGTATATATGGGGTAAATCCTAGATTTGTATATATGCGTAAGCCTTTCAAATTTTTGCGTCAAAAACATTTTATAAGACCCTTATAGGACCACCCAGAAGGAAACTACAAGGGTCATTTATAGGGTCTTATGAGGAGAGAGAACCTATAAGTAAATTATAATGAAGATGCTGATGAAGGTCAAATCTATGATCTATCTATGGATGGAACTTAACGACCCCCCTATAATCCCCCCATGATCTATCTACAAGTGAGCTTTAATAAGATTTACTTATAAAGCCATCATCGGGGGTATTAGAATTTCTTATTTGTCCATGAGACATACCCATAGCAGTTTGAGAGATAGTGTTATTCATAAAAGACCCCCAGTTATCTAGGTGTACTCTAAGCATTTCATCTTTACGAGAGTTAATATTACGGTCTTCATCCTGGTTCATGTATTCAGTCCAGTAAGCTACAGCACCAGATAGAGCATCAAGGATGTCATCGTGAACTAAAGAACCTCTATGTCTTGTTATACGAGACATTTGATAGAAGAGTTGAAGTTTAAGTTTTCTTTCTGGAGCTTCATTAGGGTTAGATCTATAGTCTTTTTCTACTACCTTTCTGTCAATTATGAGTCTATGAGAGTTCATTACAGGTTCTAAGGTATCTATGATGCGTAATTCTTTAGTTTTAGTGTTTCTAACGTCTTGTATTTCACAGGGATGATACCTCATAAGGAAAGGTTTCATGAGTTCTGCAAACATACCACCACCCATGTTTGATTCTACAAGGATTGTATTAACTTTATTTGTCTTAGCTATCTTGGATAGGGTTGTTAATACAGCGTCACTGTAACCACCGTTAAGACCCCCTGCATCAGGAACGTATAGATTACCATTAAGCATCTTCACAACAGCGTAACCAGTGGCATCTCGACCCTTCCCAGAGGGGTCTACGAACATCACAGAGCCTGTATATTCAATCCAATCACCAAATTGTTGAGCAGGTCGGTAGAAATGATCACCATTAAACCCTACACAAGGTAATTCTTTGATTACATACTCTGGTGATGATGACCATATGATCTTTTCTGGTGCGTGATCAATGTTAACACTGCTGATAATAAGGTCTGATAGCTTTAGAGGGTATCTATCTTGGTCAGATAGGCTAGTGTCTAGCATAAACTGTAAAGAGAACCCAGAACGGCCATAGGAAGCTTCTCGTTCCATCAGATCTATTGATGAGAACCTATCAGGGTCAACAGGCTCTTTAGGCTTTACAAGCTCTTGTACAAGCTTTTCTGTTAACTTAGGAGCTAATCTGTCTCCATAGTTGTTTTTAAGCTCTGGATAACGTGCAGTCCAGATACGAGTCGTATATCCACGTTCTTCTAGGGTTAGATATAGAGATTGTTCTGTTTGTGGTGTACCAAGAAAGGTTATCTTGCCGTTTGGTTTTAAGATTGCATCAAATTCTTTTACAGCTTCCGATAATTTGTCTCTCATCGGTTGAGTAAAGCTGTTATTTGGTACTTCTACGTCATCTGCTATGACCTCATCTGCACGACTACCAGCCATTTGCCCTAGAACACCCTGAGACTTTACTGAAGGGGCGTGGTCAGCGTGTGCAGGGCCAACATCAAAACTGATCTTACTGTTTCTTTGAGAGTCATCTGGTCGTAATGGAGCAAGTATAGGCATCTCATTGATTAATCTCATAGTGAAAGTAGAGAAGTTATCTGCTCTATCCTTACTTGCAGATACAACTAAAAACTTTAATTGTGGATTCATCCGTAGTTTCCATACAACATAGGTAGATGTAATCCAACTCTTACCTACACCTCTAAAGGCTTGTATGATCTTTCTACGAGGACCGTATTGTAAATACTCAGCTATGTCTAATTGAACTGGCGTGGGGTCAGGTAGGTTAAGATGTCGCCAGGTTATTATTAGAAAGTATCTAAAATCTTGTAGTTTCTCAGGAAGTGGTTGCATAAAGATCTTTTACCCTCTGCAAAGGAATAGCTGCACATTGAGGTACAACACTATTGCCTAATGATCTAAGTCTGTCCACCCTATTTCGTAACCCATCATCTCCTCTACAAAGGCTGGGTTCAGAAACATATCTTCTCCAGTCTGGGTCGAGAGTTCTCCTCTCCTTGCTATTAAGGAAAGCATTTGTCCAGATTGGTGATTCCATTCTTTTGCTGTTGCTTTGTGTTCTAAAGCTGTCGGGGTTGGTAGAACTAAATGTATCTTTCTGCCTAATGTGTCTTGTTTCTTGCAGTTCTTTGTTGAATTGTAACAGCCGTCTTTGTGATCTCTTGCTGTCGGAGTCGGTAAACTCTGAAGCTCGTTGAACAACTGTACTGTTTCTGGATTTACTGCTTCTCTCAGATTGGCAAGTTTGGTTCTGCCCTTTCTGTGTTCTGTCACTTGTTTTACCATTGAATCCACACTTCTCTGTGGAAGGTGATCCATTGTCGTTGGGGTAGGCAATGAGCCACCACCTGCTTCTCTGATGACAGGCTCCCACAGAACTTGCTGAAATAACTGACCACTCTGCATCATACCCTGCTTCGGAAAGTTCCCTGAGTACAATGTCCAACCCTCTATTAAGGATCGCTGCCACGTTCTCCAAGACAACGTATTTGGGTCGTACCATGCGTATGACTCGCATGAGTTCGTAAAACAAACCTGATCTGGTTTCTTTGGTAATACCTTTTTGAAGGCCTGCAACTGATATGTCTTGACAGGGAAATCCTCCTGTAATGACTTGATATTGAAAAGGTTCTGCTGTAAAGGTTCTGATGTCGTCATGGATAGGAACGTGTGGCCAATGTTTTTTGAGGACTTTTTGACAGAAAGGGTCAATTTCTATAAATTGTGTAGTTTCAAAACCGCCTATAAGTTTTTCAGCAGCATAACTGAAACCACCTATACCTGCAAAGGTATCTAAAATTTTCATAAACTATCTCTCAAGTGCAGGTATTACATCAAGGTCTGGTAGGTTTGACATAAGATCTTCCATCGGATTCTTCTCTGTTGGTATGCACTCTATGCCATTATCTTTTAGTAATTGTCTAGCTACGTTAAGATCTCCTGGTTTTGCTTCGCCACATTTTATCTTTCCTAATAGTTCTTGTATCAGAACAGTTTGAAGATTTTCTAATAATTCTAACTTTTTTTCTTTTCCCATAATTAGAATTGGTTTTGAAACTAATATACCTTGTTTTATCAAATTATGCCTAATAAGCTAATCGGACAAAGATTCCAAATCAATGATCGTGTATCTAGAAAGAACTATTCTGTTATAGCTAATACATATAAGAAAAAGTATGGCAATATTACTGAAACTATAGAAAGAAAAAACTCAGCAGGTACTAGAATGTATTACTACAAGGTGTTATGGGAAGATAATAGATCATCTGAACACGCCCAACATAGTCTTGATTCTGTTGAGTAAACTTTTCTTTTTTGGTTTTAAGTTATTTTTGTAATGATGAAGAGCCATTTCAGTTCTTAATAACTTAATTTCTGATTCAGTAATACGTTGCATAGCTGCCATAATAAGTAAATCTTGCATTTTGTTTTCTTTTACCAAAGCAAAAGCATATGCTTTCATAATACTTTCTGGCAGCTCTTCCACCTCTCTACATTTCATTTCTATTTCTAATTCAACTTCAAGAGGTGGTTCGCCTATGAGTATTTTAAAAAACTCTTGGCTGTTCATGTCAGTTCATTTTGGGAAACAACTGTTGCTCTAACATATCAACGGCTCTGTCATCAAGAGTATTCGAGGTCTGCTTGCAAATTGCACGAAGCAAATCGACTACTAATCTTTTTACAGCAGTTGTGGTAAAGAACTTTAGTAGTATGGGTTTTAAGATTTTCAGCATAATTAGTATTGTGTTACTTTCCAAACATACCAATATTTGCTAAGTTTGCCATATAGCTGCCTAAATAAGCAGTGGTCAACAGCTTACTCCTCACACACTAGGCAGTTTTTTTAATATGGAAGATCAAGAACCAAGTAAAGTCGAAACCATTGTCAAAGTTTGTGTTCTTCTTTGGAGTGCAACGCTATTATCTCTTTCATATTACGAACCGCCATCTGGTAAAAAGATTGTAGATTTTGATCCAACTTTCATAGCCTCGATCTTTAGTGCCTCCACTGCCTCACTGGGATTTTCGATAAAAAAGAAAAAAGATACTATAGTAGATAATAAGAACACTAAAGTAGGCATCAAATGAAAAAGCTACTCTTACTAGGTTTATTTATAGCTGCACCTTGTTACGCAAACGGAGTACCAACTTGGAGTACAGGCTCTAGTAACCGCACTGAAAATACAACTCAGACTATCACTCGTAGCATTGTGACTGAGAAATATGGATCAGCAGTAAACACTTGGGAAGGATCTAATATATCTGTAGCTGCATCTGCTGGTATTGCAGGTGGTGATGCAGTATTTACTGTTGACGATTCATCATTACCTTGGTCGCTGAATATCACAACAAGATCAGCAGGTCTTATTGAGCAAATAACTCAGAATGACACGATCAACACTACTAGCGTTATTACTAGCTTGTCTGTCTTTAGTCAGTAATAAAGCAAGAGCCGAAGGCGATACAAATGTACAGGCTCAACCTAATGCGGTTGGTAACTCTAGTATTATCAACCAGAATATGAATGTTAATAATGGAATGACAGGTAAACTACAGTTTGGTAACTTAGTTTGTAGTCAACCCACTATGGCATTTACACCTTTCTATACAGGTAATGATGCACAAGGAGAAGATACATATAACATAAATGAAGGTTGGGGGTTTCAAATGAGTTTTATGATACCGCTAGGAACTAATAATGAAACGTGTTCTGAACTAGCAAAAGTAAAGCTAGACCTAGCCAAAGAAGAATTAGACAAGCAAGTGCATGATAAGCAGCTAGTTCGTATCTTGAAGTGCGGACAGCTTCACGCATCAGGTTATATGATAAACCCTGCTTCAAAATACGCATACATCTGTAGTGATGTCATCAATATACGAAGTTATGTAAAAGCCAACGCAGAAAAATTTAAACAATAATGAAAAAAGTAATACGTACTACAAGTCGTTTAAGAACACGTTTTATCGCTGTCTTAGCATTAATTATATCAGGAATTACATTTGGATCTGGTTTTATGGTGTTTTTATATATGAAAAGTCCAGCTTTTGAAAATCAGTTATTAGGACAAGTTATAAAACATATGGATTGGATTGTTGAAAATGAATTAGAAAAACAACTAAAAAAATTAAAACCAAGACCTGTTACAGATGCAAACGATCCAAATAAATGGTTTTGGGATTACATTGAAAAAAGAAATAAAGAATATATAGAATGGGAAACTAAAGGTAAATGGCAATAATTTAAGTAGCTAGTTAGACGCCACACGTACAGGTATGTGAACTCTAGCTACCTTTATTATTATCTATCTTTTCTTTCACATTTGCGACTTCTTTTTTAAGAATCTTAGTAAAGATTTTCTTAAATGTTTTCTTGATAAAAGCTAATACTGACTGCATAGCAATCCCCCCTACCACGCTCGCTACTGATGCAGTACCCGCAGCGATTACAGAAGATGCAATGACTTCTGGTGCAGGTATAGGCATTTCACCATAAAAAGGTATAGTAAAGGTAGCTATAGCTTCTTCACTTGATAAGGTTTCTTTGGTTTCTGGCAGGTTTTTCGGTATTGATTCTGGTGTTACTTGCAACCCTTCCTCCTTTGCAGATTCTTTTTCTTCTTCGACAGAAGCTTCCTGACCTCCCAAACCCGACTCTACCTGTTCCAGACTTGGAAGAAGAACTGGATCTAGATATGGAATCTCTGCCACAGGTGGATAGAATATTGTATTAGGTGGTACGAGAATATAATCTGTATCAGGCAGATTAATTTCTGGTATATCCATTATTTAGGTATAAGAACCGTGATATGTTCCGCTTGTAGTGCCGTTTGTCCAAGATGCACCTCCATTATTAATAGCTTTTCCAGCAGCACCGCCACTTCCGCCACTTCCATAATTTCCATGATGGCTTATGCCATTATTTCCGTTACTTCCATCCATACCAAAAAGTCCGCCGTAACCACCAGTACCACCAGACCCAACATTCATATTTCCTTGTGAATTTGGTGATCCAGAAGCTCCGAAAGTTCTAGCTTGATTATATCCTTGACCTAATCCGCCAGCACCGCCAGCACCGCCAGCATGAAAGAAAAACCCTGCTTGCCTACGACCTCCTTGGCCGCCACCACCGCCACCACCGCCACCACCAGAAATACTGCCAGTGTTGTTTATAGTTGCTCCAGATGAAGCAACACTTATTGCATGACCACCATCACCACCATCATCACCAGAATCGGCTGTGTATTGAACACTTCCAGAACCACCACTTCCAGCAGTTCCATGATGTCCTTGAACTGCTCCAGCAACATTAATTACTAATGTTCCGCCCATACCAGATGAAACTAATATGGCTGCATTTCCAGCAGTTGCTCCTATAGTTACACCAGATGGAACATTGTATATTTTATCTACAGTAGCAGCCCAATCTGATCCAAAAACAGTTGCTAAAACAACATTAGTAGTGCTACTTGCATTTACCTCTACAGCAGAAACACCACCAACACCCAACAATATTTGTTGAGTAGCCATTAGCTTAACCCTGATCCTGAGATGTACGCAGTAGAAGAATCAACAAAATACATAGTTGCCATTCCTCTACCAGCTAAAGCTCTATTACCTGTAGCAGCATCCGCAGTATTGTACATGGTTACGTTAGTACCCTGTGTTATAGTTTGACTCGATCCACTATTATTGATAATTGTTATTGCGTCACCAGCAGAAAAAACTGCATTTGGAACAGTAACACCACCAGTTGAAATATATATAGCTTTCCCTGCATCAGCAGCTACTAAAGTATATGCACTACTTTTACTGCTTATAATTATTTTTCTTATATTGCCTTTGCTATCTGTGATTGTACCAGTTGCTGTAATTGAACCATTTGTAGAAAAATTACCAGAACTATCTAAAGTAATTCCATCAACACTTGCTCCTGTGTGTCTAATACTGTTAACAATAACTCTACTACTCATAATTTATCTCCTATGAAGGTTTTGGGTTAGAATCTTTAACCACTTTAAGGTAATCGTACCAACCTGCAAATTTAACTTTTAAATCAGCATCAGCATCAATACAATGCCAAAGAGCATCCAATTGATCTCCGACACTAGGATACGTTTCTTTACCATCAGTTGTTCTGTCAGTTTTGTACTTATTAGCAAGAGCTTCAGCGTTTAAAGCTGTTCTTGCCTCGTCTATTTTAGATTGTTCAAGATGAATCAATTTATTGTCTTTATCAAATGCACCAAAACCATCATCAATAGTTACTACATTTGGATATGCTTTTGCTATAGCTTCATGGTCTAACATAATTATGCCTCCACCTCATAAAGTGTAATTGTTCCAGAAGGGGTTACTACTAGGTTACTAGCGTTTGTTCCGTCATAAGGTCTACCTGTGTAAATTGCATATGTATTCCGAGTTGCAATTTGAATACCATATGTATGTGTGCCTGCACTTGGGCTATCTTCAAATCCGACAATATGCAAAGCATGAGTACTTTTATTAGTAGATGTATTAGATCCTGCCACTGTTACAGCAGAAGCTTCGTTTGATGCGTCTGATGAACTCGGATAAGATAAATTTGTTACAGATCCACTTGTAGTTCTTATTCCTCTCATGTAACCAGTGTAACCAGAGGCTTGCAATCCCATATATACACTCATAAAAACAATAACTTTATTAGAACCTGTAGTTGTAATTTGTAAATTATCCAAACCTGTAACATCATAATATTGATTAGCTGTTGGGCTAGTTACAGCAAAAGTGTCAAGTTTTGATACGGATTTAACTTGTACAATTTTACCGCCTTGATCTGCACCAAAACTTAAAACACCAGAACCATTTGTTTTTAAAACTTGATTAGCACTGCCATCTGCTACAGGTAATTTAAATTCTACGTCAGCATTACTTGAAGCTGGCCCCTCTAGACTTACTGAGCCACCACCTGATGCTGCGTTTAGTTTAATCTTTCCTGACATAATTAAGGTGTTCCTATAGCTGTAATTCCTACATATGGTTTTTTTAGTACGTCAGTACCAGTTGTACCAGAATTACCCCAATATCGTTTAGTATGAAAAAGCAAATGATATGAAGATGAATATCTATTAGCTATTACACTTAATGTTTTGGCAGATGACCATCCAGCTCGATCTCCTGTATCGTTATCATCACTTCCAGAACTTTTTATTCTGATAGGAAATTTAACGTTTAGATGACCTAAATATTGAGTTTGTGACAAGAAAATGTTATCTTTACTTGCTTCTATAGTCGTACCATCTATTTGCACAGCAAAAGTTGATAAAAATCTATCGTTATCATTATTCTCTTGTACAGCCGTCATAAATTCATATATAACTTCTGTTGTGCCAGTTGGCGGTTGATAACTAATACTAGAACCATTTAATGTTGCATGTGCATCTGTAGCAGCTTGAGTAGCTGTAACATTAGTTGTTGTTACTGTTCCATTTGATGTGGTAACTGACCTACCATCTGCTAATAAATAAAACTGCTCTAAGACTACAAGTGAGGATGGATTAAAAGCAACACCACTAGCTAGATCAGCAGCGGTTACAGAACCGTCAGGCAAACCGCCTACTGCTAATCCAGTAATCGTATTTGAAGATCCGTTAATTGCTATTGCCATTATGGAATCGTCACAACAGAGTTAGTATTTACTGTTAGTGTAGCATTAATTGTCAGTGGACCTGCAACCAAAGCGTTATGATTTGTTGATATTGTGTAATCATTATCCATTGTATTTTCACTTTCATAGAATATAGCCTCACCTGACCCACCTTTTGCTCCCGATATTCCTGTTAAAGCAGACCCATCAATAGCTGGTAATGTACCAGTAATGTTAGCTGCTGGTATTGAAGTAAGGTTTGCTGCTGAAGCTGCTGGTAAAGTTGCAGGGAATCTAGCGTCAGGTACAGTTCCAGACGTTAAATTAGATGCACTCAAGGCAGTTAAATCTATAGTATCAAAACTTAATACACCACTACCATTTGTTTTTAAAAACTGTCCGTTAGAGCCATCTTCGGGAAGTGTATAAGTAACTGTGCTACTTAAAGAAGTTGGTCCTTTAAAACTTATATGATTAGTGTCTGTATCGTCTGAATCAAATTTAATTATATCGTTTGAGCCTAATAAAATACCACCAAAAGCACTAATTTGACCAGTAAAACTTCCACCAGTTGAAGGAACATAGCTAGTAGACCAACCAAGATTTCCATTGCTATCTGTTGATAATAGTCCACCATTAACAATTCCACTAGGCAAAGTTAACGTATAGCTTTGTCCAGCACTATGAGGTGGTGATTTTATTTTTACACCATGAGTATTTTGTGAGCAGTTAAGTTGTAATGTTCCATCAGCACTACTACCATCACCTTTAATTTCAACAACACCTGTACCATTTGGATTTAATTTAATGTTGCCGTTAGTTGTGCTTGTATTAATTTCATTTGCTTGAACATCTAAGTTACCACCTAACTGTGGTGTAGTGTCATTTACAACGTCTGTAGTTACAGTTTCAAACTCTAAGGCTGTACCACCTGAGTTTACTTTAACTGTTTTACCGCCTTGTCCAGATAGTGAAGAAGGTGTGTCTGATAGTCCAGCGAATGAAGTTGTTACATCAACAAACTCAACAGCATTACCACTAGAGTTTACTTTTAATGTTTTATTTGCAGCATTACCATAGTTTGCAGGGGTGTCTGTTAATCCTGTAAATGTAGTAGCACCTTGAGATCCACCAGTATCATCAGCAATTATAAAACTACTACTTGATGCTTGATATTTAAGAATCTTTCCATCTGCTACACCTGATGTGTTTACGTCAGTTAAGGCATTTATTGAATTGCTTGATGTTACATCAGCACCAGTAGATATACCTGTTAGTTTTGTTTTTTCTGCATCTGTAAAAGCGTTGGTATCTGAATTTGCTTCATATGCTGTCTTTATTTCTGAGTTTGTTTGGTCAGCAGTAGCTCCAGCTTCTATGCCATTTAATTTAGTATGATCTGCATCTGTAAAGACATTACTATCTGTTGCATTTTCAACAGCAGTTCTTATCTCTGCATCTGTCTGATCTGCGGTAGCTCCAGTTTCTATACCATTAAGCTTTGTATGGTCTGCGTCTGTAAATACATTGGAGTCAGTAGCAGCTTCAACTAAAGTTCTTATTTCTGCTGCGGTTTGATCTGCTGTTGCAGCAGTTTCTATACCATCTAATTTTGTACCATCAGCAGCTACATCTCTACCGTCAACAGTTCCAGAAACGCCAATATTCCCTGTTACTGACAAAGCTCCAGTTGCAGCCGTACCAGTTGTAGATAAGTTTTGACTTCCAAAAGCTGGTGTAACTTTTGTACCAGCTATAGCTGCACTTGCATTTACATCAGCATTTACGATAGTTCCATCCTCAATCATTGTTGAGGTGACTGTACCTGTATCTCCTGATGTAATTACAGTTCCTGATCTATCAGGTAAAGTTATTGTTCTATCAGCAGTAGGATCTGTTATAGCTAAAGTTGTTTCGTTATTATCATCAGTACTTCCTTCAAATACAAGATTACCAGTTATAGATTGAGTTCCATTTCTTTTTACATATTCATCTGACAGTTCTTGTAAACCAAACAATAATTGATCGTTTTGTGTATCAAGATCTGATTCTGTAAGAACACTACCATCATTAAAATCTACTTTTTTTGCACCTATATTTGTATCTCTTTGAATTTTAATTACAGCACCATTAGCAGGTTCATTACCAGAAGTAAAGGTAATCTGAGTTGCACTTGTAAATGTGTAGTGTGTAGTAATGGTTTTTAAAACACCACCAACAAATACGTCAACTTCAGCTTCTGATAAGTAAGAAAAAGAAATACTAAACGGACCAGCAGTACCATTGCCTGTGTGGTTTGTAAAAGATGCAGTAGTGTTGGTAGCCATAATTAATTTAATTAAACACTTTCTAATGTTTTAAGTATATCGTTATAAACATAAATTTACCTTAAACGATTTAAAAGACTTTCTTTTTGTCTTTTCTTTTCTCTTACATAAGCAGGTAGTAAAGATTTTGCTCCTCCCTTTTCATCTTCTAAATTAAATAATTTAAGTTTTGCTGCTGTTATATATGGATTAATTATTTTTCGTAAATTTTTTCTAAGTTCTGATGATGTGTTTGCTCTGTCAATTAATACGGCTGATTTTTCAAGATTAAACTCTTCATCAACTTCTCCATCATCTATAAAATTTAAAATTTCTAAAACTTTCTTATCTTTTGCGATTGGAAAAAGTCTTTCATATACAGTCTTACCATTTTCACTTTCAATACCATTGTCATCTAATTTTGTAGAACCAATAAATTCTTTTAAATTTCTATATTGTATTGAATTTAAAAGAATACCTCCATCTGGAGATTTTCTAAATAAATGAGAAGATGGTGGTCCTATTTTTGATCGACTTCTTAACATAAGACTAATAACAGGATCGTTTAAAGATGTTCCTAAGTAAATGGGATTCATTCCGCTATTTGGTCCAAAATTTTTAGGATACTCTAAGAACTGATTAGTAAGCCAATGACGTTCTGGCTGTATATCTGTATTAAATGGAAAACTTGTTTCTATTTCTTTAAACATTTTTAAAGCTACTTTTTTAACAAAAAATTCTAAAGGTAATCCTTCTTTTTGTGTTTTTAATGTTCCATATAAGGGATGATCTTCTGGTATTAAAGTACCATCATCAAATTTTGTTCTTACCTCTTGTTTTATATAATCACCTTTTTGAATAGATTTATCATGTCTAAAAAACCCTTTTAATTTTTTACCTGACCTTGGATCAATAATTGTATATTCTTTTTTTGCAATACCTTTTCTTAATGAAGAAAAAGGGATAAGAGCAGAATTAAGATAGTTGGCAAAAAAGTTAGATGCAGCATCAGGTCTATTGCGAATAATGTCAAAAAGCGTTTGAATGTTTTCGAGCATTGGAACATTCAAAAGATCTCTAGCTAAAGCAATACTCATAACTAAAGCTGCATTTTCTTGGTCTTCATCACTAAGATATTTACTATATGTTCCCCACCAACCTGCTGCTCTAAATATTGCACTTACTGGATCAAGTCCAATTCTGCCAACATCAATAAAATTATATTTAGGTTCTCCATCAGGACCAAGCACAGGTTCTTTTGTCTTAGGATCAGTAACTAATAGTCTTAAAGCATATCCTATATCACCACTATATTGTCTTATCTTATCTTGAACCCAATTTGGATCATTACCATCAACTAAAGCAACCTTTGCAAATTTATTAGCAGCAGCCATACTTAAACCAATAGCAGTAACCCATATACCAGTACCCATTCTAGTTGTACCTCTAGCTCTTGCAGAAACAGAAGGGTTACTGCTTTGTAATTGTTTTCTATGCGTATCTAACATTCCTTTTAATAAAGCATTATTTGTTAGCCTAGTTGCCAGTGGTGTATTTTTTAATAAGGTCTGTTGCAAATTAAGAGGTGTATTCATAAAAGGTATTAAAGGTTTCCATGCAGGATGTTTAAATGCGTTAACAAATTTATTATCAATTCTGGTAGTAAATGTACGATCAGCAGCATAATCAAGAGCATCTCTTATTTTTAAAAACAAATCTTCTCCTATTGCAACTGCTTCTCCATCTGACCCAATAAAAGCTTGAGATTCAGAAATACCTTTAAGAGCAAGGTCTAGCTCTTCTCCTTTTTTAGCAATCCAACTTGTACCAAGTTCAAAACTTGTATCAACATAGTCATCTAAAGCCTTACCATCTAAACCTCTTCTTAAACCATCTTCAACTAATGATCCCTTTAAAAACATTCTAAAAGATAATTGTTTATTGTATTCGTCTTCTGCTAATAAAGCTCTTGTAGGACTTGTATTTATAGTTCTAAAAGTATTAACAAGATCAGGTACAAGACCTTTCCTAACATATTGTGCTATGTTCATTTCACCGCTTCTTACTTTCTGAAGACCATCTCCATCATAAGTTCCACCTTGCATACCTATAGCAAATCTTTGTGTAGGGTCATTACCAGAATCAACAATCATTCTAGATTTATCTAAAATATTTCTTTCATCTTTAAAAGCTTGCCCTGCTAGTCTTAAAGCATCACTTTGAGCTTGTTGAAACATAGCAAACTCGGCCATTGCTCTTCTAAATAAAATAGGATCTAAACCTTCTTTTGATATTGAACCTGCCAACAAGTCGGCTGGCCCTTTAATTACATTAAGCATAGTGCCAATAGTATTTCTTGCATGAGTAGCAGGGTTAGAAAGAATACCATTAATAAACACCTCGTTGCCAACTTTCAAGGCTTTCTTTGCAAAACCTTCTTTTACAAATTTTTGTAAAACAAACGGATCTCCATGAGCAGCAGCTAGTTTACTAGCAAAATCAGCAAACCCTTCAAAATTATCTTCTTCTAAAGCCTTAAGTAAATCATCCTGAGTAAAACCTAAATTTTGAAACGTATCATCTATGTCTTTAGCTACATCTCTAATAACTTCTGACCCACCACCTTTAAGCTCTTCTGCTCTTTTTACTTGTATATTACTTGCTGTTACTTGACTTGGTGTTTGACCTGTTACTGGATTAGGTAATTTTGCTAGTTGTCTTGCCCTTAAAGCCCTAGCTACAACAGTACCAGCCCTACTATCACCAGTTATTAATCTATAAAAGTTTACTGTTTGTATCGCAAGTTTTCTTTTTAAAATTTTTGCTTCTTCTGACCTAGTAGGTAATGTTTTTAATAATTTAGCACCATCACTTAAATTTTCAGCAAGACCAGTAATACGTCTAACAGAAGCAGCCATCAAGACAGGTAATTTTAAACCATATTTATCTGAAAACTCTTTTAATTCTTGTATTACTTCTTGTTCTAAAAAGTCATCTGCATCTTCAATCAACATATCATCAGTAACTATATTTTTATATTTTGGATAAAATTCATTTAATTCTTGGTTGTAAGCAGCTTTTATTTTTGAAACTTCTTTAGGATCATCACTAAACAGATTCATATTTCTGCCTTCAAAACCTACAGGTGTATCAGTTGTTTGAAACTTTTGCTTACCTTTTTTACTTCTTATCTTTTTTCTAGGAGTTATAACTATATCGTCTGTTTTTGTTACTACATCATCTGTTATTGGTGCTACATCTACTAAATCATCACCATTTCTAAGGACTTCATCCATAGAATTATATTTTCTTATATTAGAAAACTTATTAAATTTTGATTGTTGTAAATTAAAAATTAATCTTTTTGTAGCTTGTGGTGATTTTTTAAAAAAATCAACAACATTTATAAAAGCATCTGCAACTTTTTTAGGATTTAAAACTGCGTCAAAAGTTTTATTTGCTATCTTTGCAGTTACACCACCTTCAATAAATTTCTTTATACTTTCTTTCGCTACGTTAGATTCTTCTTCTGATTCTGCTGCAAGTAACTTTGCTACTGGTCCAACCAAAGGAGTATCGACTAAATAATTAGAAAGATTTTTATCAAAGGTATCAAAAAAAACTGATGCAGTAGTACCACCTGCCAACACATCTTTCCAAACAAAATTTGATAAACCTATAGAACCTAATAATTTAAAGGCTGCTGTATATGGTATTCCATATTGCACTCCTAATTTTGTTAAGTTGTAACTAAAACTATTTTCATCTTCTTCTGGTATATATACACCTAACTTTTCATTATCAAAAAAGTCTTTAGCTGTATATTTGTTACCACTTAAACCACCGATTGCACGACCTGCAAAATTGATAGCATTTTCAGTTAAATCAAAACCAGCAGCTAGACTAGCCCTTACAGTTTGTTCATCTTCCTTTCTAAGAAGCGGTACATTATCTACGCCTTCTTGAAAATTTGTAACTGTTTGCTCTGTAATCTGGCTTGGCATAACAATACCGCCTGATTGTTTTGTAAGAGCATTAATCAGCATATTTGGTATGTCTTGTATGCCTGTAGTTCTTAGTTCTTCATTCCTTGTAAAGTCATCAGTTTTTTTAGATCCAATTCCAAAAGCACCTTCTGGTACTGTATTCTCATCTTCTTTGATTAAATTTGAATCAGTCATACTACCTGTTCATTAAAAGGTTACGAGCATTAATTAAAGTCTGCTTAACTGCCATTGCATCTATTGTGGCATAGTTTCCAGCGTTGTCATTATCATACATACCTTTACCATCTGGTCCTTGTATTGCAGCAAATTCTAATGCTAAATCTTCATGTGCTGCATTAAGATCATCACTTTGACCTGTAAGGTACGCAGCTAAAGAAGGTCGTTTTCTACCACTTAGTAACATACCCCAGAATAATCTATCTTGATTTTCTGGTGTCATAATATCATCTTTGCTAAGACCAGAATAAACTCTAGCTTCTGTTAAAACATTAGGTGTAAATTGATAAGCTCCTACTGCAAAGACTTTACCATCAGCTTGCATTTGCTCCATCTCACCTATAGTTTTACTTGTTATATCCATTTCCCCTGCGGAATCAGTTGTACCACCGTTATATGCGTTATACAGACCACTACCCTCTGACTCACCACTTCTTACTAACTCTGCTAAACCACCAAAATCAGGGAAGTTTTCTTGATTTAAAAGTTCTTGTAAATTAAATTCTACTGGCATACCACCGCCATAACCTGCACCTCTTCTGTTTTCAAAATTCATTACATTATCTACTTCAAATTTTTGATTACCAAAAGCAGGTGTTTCGTTTGAATTTATAGGTTTTGGTTTTGGTTTTGGTTTTGGTGTATCATCTATCTTAAAAATATCTTTTTCTACTCTTTCTCTTTCTTGTTTGATATATTCCTCAAAATCGCTTTGTGATGGTCCTCCTAAAAAATTATCTTTTTTTAGATAATAATTTTCATTAATCCATTTTTCAAAATTTCTATCTAATTCTTGTTCATTTTTGTATTTTTCAATAAATGTATCATTATCAAGCCCTCCAACATTTACTGTCATACCATTACCCAAAGATATTCCACCAAATGTTCCATTATTACTTGCTTTAGATCTGTAAAAATTATCCATATCTGTTAATAATGGTTGTATTAAAGTATCAAATTTTTTATATATAGATTTATATTCTTTAGATATACCTATTGCTTGCTCTAAATCTGTTATCAACGAATTGTCGGTAATACCTAAATCAACCATCTTATTTTTAATAATTGCTAAATCTTTTTGAGGTGTTTCATTATCTTTATAATTTTGAAATTTCATATTACTTCTTATATTTAATATTTCAGCCGTAAAATTTTCTATGTAAGCATAATTATTACTTTTAAAAATCTCATGCAAATCACTATATTCCCTGTTGTTTTTTAATTTAGTAATTTCTTCTTTATATATTAATCGGTCTTCTTCAGTTTCTATTGGAAGAGAATTTATTTTATCCAATTCTTTTTCTAATCTTATTGTTCTTAATGCTTTCTGGATCTTTGGTCCTTGTGTAAGTTCTTCATTTAATTCATCTTCTATTTTTTCTAAAACAGGTGCTATTTTTCCTTTCCAATCTGGATGATCTACAAGAGTCCCATTGTTATTTCCGTATGGTATTGATTGTCCAAGAGTTTCTAAAGAATCATCTAGGTCATCTAAATCATTAACATCAGCAGTAGTAGCTAAATACTCACCAATATCTGCAATACTATCTATCATTGTTCCATAAATTTCTGAAGCATCAGAACCTGTTAATCCTAATTTTCTTGTGTCATTTATAAAATTTGTAATATCTATTTTTGCTGATTCTTTATCTCCGTCTAATATATTTTCTACCGCTTTATTTAGATAATCATTACTTAATGATTTAACTTGTTCTACATTAAAATTATTATGAGTTTCGGTAGCAAGAGTATCTAATTCTAAAACTGAATTAGTTAAATTGTTAATAAAATTTTTTGAATTAATTTCACCACCTAAATCAATAACTTTTTGCGTTTGTTCTGCAAAATAATTTTTTCTCCAATTAATATATTCTTCATCACTTGTTGAAAATTCTTTAAGAGGTTTTTGTATTAAATTACCTTTATCATCAGTAATATCTACAACAGCATTTTTGTATGCTTCTTTTGCTTTTGGTAAAAGTTGTGAACCGTATAACTCACCTACATATTGTTTATAAAATCTTTTAACAAAAAAACTCCCACCGATAGTTTGTTTTGCTGCTTCATCTCCGTCTTCTTTTCTTATCTTGTTTATTGCCTTACCAACAGTACCATCAGCCAAGACAGTATCAGCAGCTAATTTTAAAGCTGTACTTTTGTCTTCTTTAATTTTATCTTCTATTCTTTGTCCAATAAATTTTTGTAATGCTGGATTAACTGCTTCTAGTATCTCAGCTAATTCCTCTGCACCACTTTTAGGTTGTACAGTTACAGGTTGCACAAAAGTATCTATAGGGCTTGTAGCAGATTGAAAAGCTGTACTTTGAAAACTGTTAGTCATTAGCTAAATTTTGGATTACCATAAACTGATCCAAAGGTAGAAAGTCCTTGGGAAGCTGCTCCCAAGATAACTGAACTTAAAGAAGGTATCTGATTATATGCTTGATTT